ATTGTCTTCCTTTTGTTGTTAAAATTGCATCTACTGTTACGACGCTATTATTTAAGTATCCCATTTTTTATTGATTTTTATTATAAATATTATTGAATTAGGTTTTCTTGTTGAAGTTTGGTGATAATTGAAGATAAATTACTTGATAATTCTTTAGTTATATATTCAGGATATATAAATCCTGATAATCCTCCTCCGGCTGCTGGAGTATTCATTAATACAAATGTAGGATCGGGATACATTCTTCTTAAGAAGAATGAATTTATTTCGGTTCCACCAATTATATTTCTATCTAAAGTTAAATAAAGTCTACCATCAATACTTTCAAGTGGATCTTCAACATCTAATACTTGATATACTTGATTTTCATCAGCTGAGAATCTAATTTGATCTAATCGTTGTACAGTAAATGGTAATGTACCATTAGTATAACCTGATCCTGAAACTTCGTTTTGAATTAAGCCATATACTGAAGCATTTATTTGTGTTGAACCTGTTAATATATTTCTTGAAGATGAACCAGTTGTCCAATATGGGGGAGTTAATGTTACTGAACTTGGAGGTACAGTTTGACTTATTGTAAAGAAACCCCCATGCTGGTCAATTGTATCTAAAGGAGAAATACTATTTGTGCTTAATGAAACTTTATATCTATCAAAAGAATTTACAGTTTGAGGTGGAGCAGATATCACATATGTATTTATTACACCTTTAACTACTACAATAGTTTGTGAGTGAATGGGTGTAAAAGTACCTGCTCCACCTGAGTCTTTCCATATGACTATTACTGATGTATCATTTGGGTATGTAGAAGTTCCCTGAAGTGATAAATTTATAGTTAAAGTAGGAATTATTTTTGTTGTAGCAATTGGAATAGTAGTTATTTCAATGCTTTTAGGTGTTGAAAGGAGAAAATAAGTATTTGGTGGGAATGGGTAAGTAGGTGTAGGTGGTGGTAATGAATCCAAAATATTACACACTCCAAATCCAAAACCATATGAATAAAATGGTGTAAGTGTTAAACTTGTATTATAATCAGGAACAAGTACTGAACCAGTAAATAATATAGACGAAGTTATAATATTATCACCAGTAATTTGGTTATATAATAAAGGTAATGGTAAAACACCAGGTTGGTAAACTTGTTGGATTCCTTGAATTTGAGATATATCACCTGCAGATGTGTAAGGAATAATGTTTACATTTTTACTTCCGGGGAATGAATCTATTAAATTATTATAATAAGGTATACCTTCATCTAAAGTAGGTTGGATAATACTTCCTGAGGAGTCTATTAAAAATTTAATTTTAAATCCTCGTTTATTAATTATTTCAGGATTAGTTGCCCCAGCATATTCAAAATAAGCAAAATAAGTTCCTAAAGATTGTACAGATGGTGTTTGAGACGGAGATATATCTCCTTCTGTCCATACATTTTCATTTTGTTGTACTACTCTAGTTCCAACATATCTAGGATTTATTTGGGCTCTTGCAGTATAATTATATGCTTTTACAGGAGCTAATTCAGCTGTTCCATTTATTATTTGAGCTTGATTTGAAGGTATTATAGATCCATCATCATAATTTACTTGATAAAAATTACTATCATATTCCAAATTTAAAACATTACCAAATAAGACATTACAATCATTGTAATAAAAATCTTCTGTTAAATATGGTTCTAAAACTGTTAAATTAGATGAGGTATGAGGTGGAAGTGCTGCTGTAATTGAAAGACTTGATAATGATGCCGTTATATCAGCATCACCTGGGACATCATCGGATATTCCTATAATATAGCTTTCATTTGCTAAAGGAACAAAACTACCAGATACATATATTGTAGCGCTTCCTCCTGGGGATAGGTTAGCTGAGGTATAAGAAAATCCAGTTGTTCCATAACGAGCTCCACTACCTGATACTACTCTATATACTCTTATTTCAGTTCCAAGAGTTCCAGTAAAATTAGTAGATACAACAGCTGAGGCACTTAGTATTAAAGTAGCATTAGGAGTATTTCCAAGAGTATATATACCTGTTGGTAAATCTAAATATCCTAAAGAATTTCCTGTTGATGAATTAAATTTTAAATTACCAGTTTGATTTGTATTACCAAAAGCTGACAAAGTATAATCTAAAACATTATTATCTACAGTATATGGGGTTACTGGAGGAGAAGGAGTAATTGCTGTTGCACCAGGCCAGGGAATGTAATATGAAAAATAAACTGGGTCATAACTAATAGGTTTATTTACTAAAAATAGATAGTAAGTTGGATATTCGGTAATTGTAAGTATTGGAAAATCTACAATTCCTAAATCTGAGAATTTAATTCTTAAGTTAGTTAATTCTTGTAATGATAAAGTATTATCTTCTCCCTCAATATCAAATCTATTTACTTTAATATAATTAATACTTCCTTTAAATCTATAACCCATTATTCCATCTTCGGGACGAAATGGAACTGGTGGTTTTTCTTGAGTAATTATTTTATTATCAAAAATATATATTTCTCCATTATTTGGAGAAGTATTAGCATTTAAAAAATTTCCTATACTAAGAGGAGTATCAATTGCATTATAAATAAATGGTTTATAAGTTGTTGGAGTTGTATCAACTGTTAAATATACTTCGCAATCTTTATCAACTAAACTTTGATGTGAAACTTCTAATGCTGATCCACTAAGTTCTCCATTTATAAATTCATCTTGAGATGAATGAATGTAATCAACTATTCCTACAGAAGTAAGTATTGAACCTGACCATTGTTGGTTTATTGGTGAGTATAGATCTACTGATGATGTTTGTCCAAATAAATTAGGCATTGAACCTCCATTACTTCCTACTACTTCTTCTATTGGAAATGATTCTTCATCAGTTGATGAAACATACATTTTTTGTCCATAAGATAAAGTAGGGTAAGTTCCTATTGATCCTGTTATTGTTATATCTTGTAATGCCATTAATATGCTATATTAATTGTTCGTGTTGTTGGACTACCTACAAATGCAATATTACTATTTATTGTAGTTTGAGGTAATGGATATTTATTTCTTTCTAACATTGTTTGTTTTATAACTATTCCAGTTGCTAAACCCGCTCTTGCAGGTGTAAAATCTTGAATCATCTTAAACAATGAATTATCATAAAATTTAATTAATCTTATATAATCCCATAGATTATAATTACTAGTATATTTAGAAAAATATTGATCTCTTAACGCATTAAAATCAGGATAATATGTTAATGAAGAAGATATTTGTCTCGGATCACCAATATAATTACCTATATTGAATGAGCCAAGCTGAGATATAATATCATCGTTAACTTCATCTTGAGGTGAAAATGCTACTTCAACATAGTTAACATCTTTAGTAAATGTTTCAGCTATTGTTGTTTGTTGTTGAATTGAAATATATGGAGATAAAGTATTTCCTGATGGTAAAGATGAGCTAATTATCCTAATTTTTTCAGATACTGCATTTTTAACACCAGCATGAAATTGATCTTGATAAATAATTTCGTTTTGTGGTACAAATGAATATGTACCATTTAATGTATATGTACTAGTTCCAGCTGTAATAAAAGATTGTGTGGGTGGATACGATGTAATAGATGGATGAATTGATGTTCTAGTTGTGTCAGATCCATTATCTAATACTGTTCCTAATGGTGCTCTAAAAATTAATGAATTTAAAGAGCTTTCATTTCCAATAATTTCATTTCCTTCTATTGAATAAGGATTCATTACATAATCATCAAATTTGCTTTCTGCTAAGTTGACTTTATAAAATCTTAATTCTTGGAATGAACCACTAAATGGTTGATATGATTTACCTGCTATAGTTATAGATGATGGAAATGAAAGTAAAAATACTCCATCCAATACTGTTGAAAAAGCAGAAGATGTAAAACTTGAAGATGCTTGAAATCCTATAGTATTACCATCATAACCATTATATATTTTATTTTTAGCGTATAAAAGTCCCATTTATTTATATATAAATATTTAATCGATCCAAAAACTACTGTCTTTCCATATATTTGGATCATTCCAAAATCCATTATATAATATCCAGTCATCATTAAGTATATAAGAACCAGCATTATACATTACTGACCACCAATCACCATCAAAAAATGGTAAATATAAACTTGATGAATTGTTATTTGATAAATCTATAAATTTTAAAGTTCCATATTCGTTGTATGGATTTGCAGGAGCACCACTATACGAACCTGTAGCATAACCTGACCCAGTATATTCTAATACTAATATAAAATTATTTTCTGGGGCATAAGCTAATATTTGATCTAAACTACCGGAGGTTGTTGGAACACCTTCTGTTTTAAATCTAAATTCAATTGAAAAAGATGCAGTTGCAAATGATGGTACATTGTAGATGGTTTTTTCTATATATCCTGAACTCGTAGTATAAAATCCATAATTAAATTGATTTTGAAAGTTATCATAGTTGTTAGATATAGTTGTTGATTTACCTCCAAATTCATTTATACGAACTATACTATCAGGGATACCATAAATATTAATTAACGTCCTTAAACCTTCAACTGTTCCTTTTTTCTTAAGTAAGTAAGGTAAGTTGTGATAAATGCGCTTATAAATTTCTTTATTAACGTCATCCAAAGGTTCGAGAGCATTTGGATCTGACGCTGTAATAAATGTATTTATGTATTCTAATCCAGAAGGAGTAGGTAAAGATCCAGTAACATTAGGTACATTAAAATTATTACCTGATGGAGTTAATCCTAATAATGCTGAGTAGATATCTGTTGATGAAAAATTATTTTGGTATATTTTTACTCCTAAATCTCTAATAGCTTGTGCTACCATGTCCTTTGAAATACCATAATTTAATCTGTTATCGGCATCAAATTTACTAGTGATATCTTTTAAATAAACCCAAACATCATCAAAATTTTGTCCAATCATTTGAGTAAATAACTCATATTGAGCATTATTTGGATCTTCTCTTAAATATGCAGGTATTGTATTAATTAAAGCATCGTTATTTTCTGAGTCAAAATATGAAGCAGAAATAGATTGAGTACTAAACCAATTAATTGCAGTTGCCGAGCCCACTGAATAATTAATATATGGTGCTGTACTATTTGTTTTGGGCCAAGCATGGCTTTCTGATGTATAATATAAGTAATATTCATAACCATCAAAATTAGTTATGATATCATTTATTTTAGTATCCCATATTTGTTGATTAGTAGCAGTAAATGAACTTGTTGCGGTTGCATTTGAAAAACTACTACTAACAGTATATTCTTCTATTAATGATAATTTATAATAAAAATTTTCTAATCTAGTTTGTGCTGATGAAAAATGTATAAATTGAGAATAATCTGCGTAATCAATATTTATCTCAATTCCTTTTTCAGCTAGTATACTATTAATTTGATATAATAAACTACCTGAACCTAAAGTTGAGGTATTTTGTTGTAATGTACTTTGATTAACATATGCTGTAGAGTTATTAATTTGGTCCTCTAAAGCTAAATTAAAATTAGGTCCACTGATGTAATTAAGTTGCTCAGTAAAATTAAAAACTGTTGTTAATTCAATTTGGTATGCTTGAGATTCTGCTATTTGTTCTACAACCCAACATTGTGTTTGAATTACAAATTCAACAGGTAATGGTTCGTATAATTTAATTAATACGGTTGGATCATCAGGATTGGTATTATCTAAAGCAATGTTATTAGCTATTACTAATTTATTATTCCCAAAATCTAAATAAAAGTCTAGATATGATGGGAATGAATTAGCTATATCAGTTGCAAATTGGTTTGTTAATTCTACTACATTTATATTTGGTATAGAGGTAGTATTTAATCTTAATTCTGTTCTATCAGTACTTATACTTTCAATATAAAAAGTGCTACCAACAGAAGAAGTTAATTTTCTTTTTAAGAAGTTATATACTGTATAATATTGTCCTTCTTCATATCCTTGTAGTTCTAAATCATTTTGAGGATCAATTACTACATTATTATCTTGAAGTCTATAATTTGGATATCCAGCTACATTACTAAATAATATATTTTTATTTAAATCTAAAATAAAGTATTCTAAATAATCTTGAGTTGGATCAAAAGTTATTTCTACTGTAACATTAGATATAAGTGACTCATCAGAAGGAGAATAATTCTGTAACTGAAGTGTATTAGGGTCTACATTTTGAATATTAACTATTTTGTCCATTATTTAGGTAGTTGTAAATCTACTATTTGTTGATTAAGTTCTAAGTTTTCTTGTTGTAATTGATTAATTTCATCAATTAATGCTTGAATATCACTATTTAATTGGTCAGATCCAACGTATTCTTGACTTGTTTTTATAAGATATTCATGTGAATTAGTTAATCCAAATTTTGGTATTTCAAAAAATATTTCATTATAATTTTGAAAAAATTCATCTACCGAAATAGTAGCAATTGAGGACGTAACAACTGGGGTAGCTAATTGAGAAAATTGAGTGTTTATAACTTTCTCATATTGATTTTTAGCATATACTTTTTTACTTAAATTTATTTCAGCCATTATCCATTAATTATTTTAAAGAAATAATCATTATCTAATACTAATGTATTTCCATCTACTGTGGTTTGAATTAAAATTTTATAATATCTTTCAGGTTGTAATCCATCCATATAAAGTGTAAATAAACTACTTGTAGCATCCATACTTAATTTAGTATATGTTTGGTCAAATTCTACTACATATTCATTAGTAGCTAAATCCTTTATAGCATAATATGATGCTGTTGGTAAGTAATAATTTTGAGTATAATATGAAGCTGTAGCAAATACTCTATCTGGATACTCTGGTCTTGAATATACCCTAAATTGATTTATACTTTCTGGGAAGAAATATCCTGGGTTATCACCTATAGTTACTACTAGAGGTGTTTTTTGGATTGTAGGTAATGTAGAAGATCCAGTATTAAATGTAGCATCTACCCATTTAAATTCTAAACATGGAGGATAAATTGTATGAGTATCAATTGAAAAATACTTCATTTTTGGTTGAGTATTTTCGTTATCCATAAATTCATCTTTTTGTTTTACAATAAATCCATTATTAGGAATAGAACTACTATACCATTGAGTTACAATAGGTGTAGTATTAAGAATAATATCTTTATCGGTATAATACCCAAATGTAGTTGATGAAGATAAAGCTGTATACCAAGTACCTCCTCCTTTTGAAAGTGAAGATGAAGGTGAATATGATCCTGTTGATCCTACTGCAAATGAACTAGTAGTCCATTTAATTCCTCCTTGATAATTTCTCCATACCCAACTAGCGCCATTTTGTGTTTCAGGAACATTTGCAAATCTTCCTGTCCCCATATCCCAAGATTGAGATACAGCAAATGCATCTATGGTTGTAGTGGTATTTAAAGCAGTAACATTAGCTACTAAACATTTTAAGTTAGATTGCCATTGTGAACCAGATATTCTATTGTTAATAACATCTGTTATTTCACTTGAATCAAATTGAATTAAAAAACGACTTGCTTGAGGAGCAGGTGTTCCTAGATTTCCTACTTCTAAAGACGCTTCTAATATTTCATCTAATCCTGTATTCATTTCAGGATATAGGGAATATAAAGTTGTATCTTGGGTTGGGAAAATTTTATATACTGCCATTGTTTAGTTTAATTTATAATGATACTACTCTACCTTGAATATCTGTTGAAGGATATTTTACTTCAAAAATCATAGGATCTATTGATGGATAAACTACATTATTTTTAGTTGCACTTGAAATATCATATGCAAATGCTGAATATCCTAAATTTGTTCCTACTTTATTTGAAATATCTATTGTTTTAATTGTTTGTACTCCTTCTATTTTATCTAAAAGAATATAAAGTTCTCTTAATACAATTGGTTGATTTATTTGCCAATTATTAAGTGCAAAATATCCTTGTAATGCTGTAATACATTTTGTTAATACTTCATTACTATTATAATTTGGAAGAATAATAATATCAAAATTAACTCCTATATTAATTATAAAAGCATCTTTAATATTAATTGCATCGTTTATCATTCTATATAATGAAAGATAAGTAATTAAATTTTGTTTTAAACCTGGGGAAGCAGTATTTAGTTTACTATTTATGTCAGTTGTTAAAATATATAAATCTAATATACCTGCAGCTTCACCAGCTTGTATACTTTGTGCTTTAGTTGGTTCAATATATGCTTTAGATATGTTACCATACTTAGCAGGCATACTTAATGCTCTTACTAAATAATCATCTTGAGTTACATTACGTAATTGAGAAGCAAAGTTAGCTGAGGAATTTTGTCTTATTTCTTCAATTGTATCTCCATCTCCTCCACCGCTTGCAGCTTGTGGATTTGTAATAGCTAATGAATTATATATATTATTTGCAGTTACAGCATTTAAATTAGAATTTAAAAAAGTAATTGTACCATTTAATTTAGTTAGTGAATTTGCCGTTACATTAGCTGTAACGCCACCACCAGTTAAATATCTAAATGTTAAAGTAGTATTTGAAGGTGCAATACCATAGGTATCTGTAAATAAAAAATTTGATGGAGAAAATGCTGTTGTTAATTTTGTTTGTTCAAATGGTAAACCAATACCTACATTATCTGGATTTGGAGTAATTACTTCATCAGAATCTGATGTCGTACCTGCCCCAAATTGAATTTGTAATGTATTAGAATTTTTAAAACGAGAAGCAAATCTGCGTTGTATTTTCTTTAGCTTTAATAAGTATGGAGCATCTCCACTATATTGAGATAAATTTGGGTCATTAGTATTTGTATTTTTAATTGAATCAAATACCATTTCTTGCCCTAAATAATCTACCTCATACCATGTATTTCCTTCACTATCAACACAATCTAAAATGCCTACCATATTTGTGGCGCTTATTTCAACTGTTGAAAATTTAACAGGTGCACTAAATGAAAAAGTTTTAGTATTAATTGTAGATGATATTGCTTTACGTGTTTTCTTTAATAAGAAATATGTTGGATTTCCTCCTGATATTTCATATATAGAAATTTCAGTTGGATCATTTGAACTAGATACTGAAAAATCTACTGGATCGGTAATTAAAAATGAAATACCATCTGTTGTAGTTACAGTAGCATTTCCGTTAACAAATAAAGAATAGTCAAAATCAGGAATATATATCGAAGCTGATAACTTAGATGGTACTTTTTGATAAAAATCTATATTAGTAAGAGCTACTCCTGTTACATTTGGTTTATAACCAAACATATAAGCTAATTCAAATAAATTGTTTGATTGACGAGCGAATTGTAAGTAGTTTTCTTGTACTTGATTATCTAAGTAAAATGAAAGAACGTCACCTACATATGCCGCCATTTCCATGAACATCATTCCTGGGGATGATGGACTAAAGTCGTTATATGTTGTAGGGAAGTAGGTTTTAGAGTAGTCAACTAGACTAGTCCTAAGCTCACTAAAATCTTTATTTATGTATTTTATATTTTTATTTACAGCCATTATGTGAATGATATTTGAACTTGATCTGTTATACCAGTATTAATTATACTATATACTAATTGTATGGTTATTTCATTATTGTCAGGATATTCTAATATATCTAATGATTCTACATTTATATTATTAAAATATTTACTTACTAATAATTGGATATTTTCTTTTAAAGAATCTATATTATCTGTAGATATTTGTTCAAACACAAATGCTCTTAAATTTGCTCCAAATTGGTTATTTAAATATCTTTCTGTCTGATTTGTTAAAAAGAAATTTAATAAATTATTTCGTATAGCATCTTGAGTAGTATATGTTTGAAAAAACACATTTGGAGCATTAAAAGGAATAGCAATCCCTACAGCCGTTCCAGGTTGTGTATCAATTGGGAATATCTTCTTTGCTCCGAATGCCATTATTTTTTAATTAAATTCATTATTTGATCTAAACCAAGTTGTCCACCAGGTAATGCGCTACCTTCAGACATTGTATTAATTTCACCAGCTACCTTAAAATCACCTTCAAATCCTGATGGTTGTGGCTGTGACATTTCAGCTAATATATCCATATATGATTGTCTTGGATTAGTAGCTGTAACTAAAGGTTGTGTGGGAACGTTTGAACTATTAAATCTTAATGTTCTATCTGCGCCTACTTGGTAAGATTCGTTTACTGGTTGTTTGTTAGATTTAACTGCCTCTAAAAGAATGTCTTTTAGTTCTTCTTGAATTGCCTCTCTTACGGCAATTTTAATTAAATCTTTTAATTCGTTTTGTTTCATTTGTTATAAATATTAAATTAATTAGCTTTTAAATCACTATTATCAATTATTAGTTTAAGTTCTGCAATTAATATTTGTGGTTTAGTTGTAAATGATGAAGGTGTTTGTAATAATATAATACCATCTTTATTTCTGGCCACTGCTTTTATCTTTTTTACGGTAGGTGAAAATTGTTCTTCAACTATTCCTAAAGTAAATCCTTGATATACTGGGGATAATGTATTATCTGCTACAGCGTCTGCTTGAGCTTGGATATATTGATTTTCTATTTCTATTAAAGAGTCGCTAATAGGGGTTAATACTTCGTTAGGAGCGCATCTTTTAAAATAAACGTCTAAGGATTTTAATAAAGCTATAATTCCTACTAATATAGTATTTACAAAATCTAAAATATTAGAAATAGCATTTACTTTATTTTTAATACCATTTATTTTACCTTTTAATGGATCTTCTACATCTTTTAATATATTAATAGCTGCGGGTAAAGTTCCAGGAACACCAGGGGGTGGAATTGCAGCTAATGCTACATTAGATGCTAATCTAATTGCTTTTACAGTACTTAATGATGTTGAGGCTACCCCAACTGCTATACCTAATGTACGTAATGGAAGTGCTAATAATTGAATTGCTTTAGATGTGGTATTTAAAGTAACTACTAGTGTATTTCTTAATTTTATTAATTTATTTAGTTCAGCAGACTGTAAACAAGTATCAGGATATTTTATATTTGGGGTACCTAGATTTTCAATTCCTATTTTTAATGCTATTTGAAATATAGTAGGGATTAATTTTTCAGCTAGTCCTTTAATTTTACTAGCTAATAATGAAGATATTTTATCAGTTGCTGCCATTATTTAAAAATAGATTTTATGACATTTGCTTGATCTTGAATATTTTTTTTAAAACTAATATCTTTTCTAATATTATTACTAACTTGGGCGGGTGTTAAACTTATATCAAATTTAGGAACAGCATTTGATATACTACCACTATTGGGTTTAATATTACCATTAACTTGAGCTAAAGAAGTAAGTGTACCTATATTAGGTTTAGTATATGCCATTATGTAGTATAATTATTTTTTGAAGTTAAATTATTTAATTGTTGATCTATAGTATTTAAATTAACAGCTAAACTTGTCATGGGGCCTAATAATTGGGGAAATATAGCTGGAGTAAATGGAGCAACAGGAGCAGATGTAAGAGTTTGTAATGTTGTAACTAATGATCTAACGCAACTTGATAGTTCTTTAAGCGCTTTAACAGTAGCATCTCCTTTTAATAGTGGTTCTTTTGCTAAATCCTCAGGACCTAAAAATATTTTATCTGATTTGATAATAAATTTTCTAGTATCCGCAGTAATTGTTTCTTTTGAATTAAAATTAATTGATTTTATTGAACTAAGTAATATACTATCTGTGTTAGAATTAAATACTAATCTTCCTGAATTTAAGATTATTTGTTTACCTTCATATTCATTAGGGATAGTAGGTGCATCAAGTCCTGATTCTGAGTAACTTAAGTAGCTAGTACTAGCTGTTTTTAAAGGTATTTTTTGATTACTAGTTAAATAAATAGATGATTCATCATTATTTATATCTTCAGTAATTGGAATCCATCCTTCATTTGTTTGTTTCCCTTGTCCATTTCTGATAATGGTAATAGGATCTCCATTAGTTCCTGCAGCTGACCAATTATTTGGAGTTTTTTGAACTGTACTGCCTAAACGTATTGAATTACCCCATCTACCTTCTTGTATAACATCACCTTCAAAAGGTAATAAAGGATGTATATTAGATCTTTCTTTAAATGTTTTACCTAAATTTATTTCAGTTGATTGATCTGTAACTTGTCTAACACTACCGGCTTGAGTTTCAATATAATCTTTTCTTTGTTCAGGAGGTGGTGTATTAGCGGAAGTTGGATAAGCATTATGATGTGGATGATTCCATAAACTTATAGTATTTAAATAATATTTTCTTTCACTAGTATTAGCCTTTCCTATTGATGTAGAAGGAAAAGAAATAGTATATGCTAGCTCATTTACTAATGGATAATTTTTTAAATTTGAATAAAGAGGAAAAGCAAATGAAGTAGTTCCTGGTGAAGTTACTAGTTCATATTCTATAGTACCTATACCATTCCATCCACCATATTTTTTAAATTTAACAGGATCGCTGTCATCTAATAAAATATATGTAACTCTAACAGCAGTAATTAAATTACTTAAACTTGAGACATTAAGTAAATTAGTGTTGTTATTTTTAGAATTTAAATTCTTATTTACACTATTAAAACCATAACCTCCCATTACTTAGTTTCGTTTAATTTATTTATATCATTTAATAGTTGTTCCTTTTCAGCATCTGAGATAGTAAATCCATCTCCACCTGTGCCACTACTATTTGAAGTAGTTAAACAACGTTGAATAATAGTAGCCATTTTAATTAATTGCTCATCATTTTTAACACCTATTTCTAAGTATTCTTTAAGTAATGGTACAACTAATGTAGCATCACCAATGCTTTCGATCATCGGTTTTAACTCATCAATTAATGAGGATATTTGTTTTTCCTTTTTCTTTTGATTATTATATATCTCTTGAAAAAGATCCTTAAGCTTTTTGTCACCAAATATGTCAGAATCTAAACTACTCATAATTTTATTAATATGTATTTAATTATAAATATGAACTATTGAAACTTTATGTATCCGTTTTCTAAATAAAATATGTAACCTTTTTTATATGTATCGTATAATTTGTCAGCAATTTTGGTAATTTTAGGCGTTTTCACGTCTATCATTTCTCTAATATATATGTATAGTGCCTTTTTGTTAAATACATCTAAATTCTCTCGTTTCCTAAATAATTCAAGGATTGCATCAGCTATTTTAGCATCCATTTCCTTTGGGAATAAATGATAAATGTTTGACGTACAATATTCGACATATAAATCTATGAATAATGATAACTTATCATTTTGAGATAACTTACTAACAGCCATATTGTTGTTTTCTTCAATGGTGTAAGAATGGTTGCCATCTTCTTCGATTGTCGCTATTGGAGTTGATTTAACGCGCTTTTTGTAGTTAGTTTCATTATATAAAATTAACCATCGTTTAACAATAGTTCCGAAATACGAATATGCTTTTGCACCTCTAGATGGATCGAATTTATGGATTTTAGATAAAAGAAATGTAATTACTTCGTGCTGTAAGTCCTCAATATTATCTACCTCAGTATAATAAAACTTAAATGTATGAATAATATTCTGAGTTAATTTAAAAAAAGCATAATGAATTTTTGTTTCATATATTTTACTTTTTTCCTCAAAATCGGTACTAGTATTATATGCTACAATAGCATCTTCAGTCTCCTGGGTGAAATAGTTCTTAGACATATTTTTATTTAACTTTGAAGTTATTTAGTTGTTCTTGTAATGATAATAAGAATTTAAAGAAAAAACCTACTTCATCATCGCCCTCAAATGTACCTCTAGAATCAACTTCTTTTAGTTTTTGGTCTGATTCTTCGATTGTTGAAGATAAATTAATCATATAATCTTCATACGATTTAATTATGTCCTCACATTTTTCGTTTTTTCTAAGTAAATTGTAACTAGTAAATCCTAATACTAATACAAAAACTGATAAAATAATAATTGTTGTTACCATGGTTTTAAATAAAAAAAGGTCGTGAAATTAATCACAACCTTTAAGTTTAATTGTTAGTTAATTAATCTTTGTTAAAAAATCCATCCATTACATTCTTTAGGCCTTCACTTTGAATATTACCTAATGCTTTTGTTTTGATTGGAGCTTTTTTAGTTGGTTGATTGTTAGTTAATGTACTACCCTTCCCGGCACCAGCCAAGTTACTCTTAAATTTAGGGAACCATTCACGTTCAAATTCAACTTTAGCAGCTAAAAAATCAGCCTGATGTACAATATGTACTAATGCTGTTCTAACTTTTGTTTCTGGAGCCCAAGATAAAAGATATGGTTTATTTGCTTCATCATATAATCCATCATGTAATCTGATAGCTAACCATTCATTTTTAGTATAACTAACTCCATGTGAATTTAATAGAAATAAACCTCTATCTGGTACTGACATAAATTCAAGTTTAGTATTAAAAGTATAATCTTCACCTAATTTATCTTTTCTCCATTGATCAGTCTGAGGGATATATGATTCATTTTCTTCATCACCCATTTTACCTAAATCATGATTCATAGCTGAGAATACTAATTCTTCAATAGTATAATTTTGTTCCACTCCGAATTCAACCCATACTGAATTAATTTTAAGTGCAGCGTCAATAACACGATTAACATGTTCAACATATCCTCCTGGGAATGCATTGTGGTATTCTTTTTTATGTGCCGCTGGCATCATAATGATACGTTCAGAATACTTGTCGTAAAATTCTTTTAATTTAGATGCTCTAGGTTCTGAGATGTAAGTATCTATATAACCTATAAATTGGTTCCAATTATCTTGGATTTGTTCAGCTGTCAATTTCATAACTTTTATTTTTTAGATTAACCTTGATTTAATTCACTTCCTGATAAGGGTTCAGATTCAATATACAATTTTAATTGTTCTACTTGTTCTCTGATATTTTCGATAATTTCATGACTACCATTACGATCGCCTTGATTAAGTGTAAATGCTAATTTAGTTAAGTTGGACTCTACACTATCCATTTTTCTTAATACTGCTTCTCTGTTTCTCATATGTTTATTTATTTGTTTTTAATTTATAACCCCGGTATTCATCACACATTCTCTTTTCTCCCATTTATCATTTCTTCAAAACCCGTAATCTAAGCATACGTTCAAAAAATCTAGCTGCCAAGTTCGAATTTAAATTCTTTAATTTTATTTTCAATATTTTTTAATAAAGCACATTTCTCATATTCTTCTAATGGTTCATAAAACGCCATAGCTATATTTAAATTAGATAAAAACTCAACTGAGGCTTTTTTACCTATACATTCGACATGAAATGGATTATCCAATTTTACATTTTTAATATAATCCCATGCTTTATCAAACATTAGGTGTTCACCTGCTTTTTCCACATCATCAATATTTAATTCAGGGGAAATATTTTTAAATACTTTAGAAGTATACTTACTAAAAAATGCGTGGTTACCTATTATTTTATTAAATCCTCCTATCCAGTAAAATGGATGTTCTGAAAAATCGATTAACATTTCTGTTTCTTCGTCTTCGAAATCTTCATTAAAGGCTCTAAATATATTATTTATATTCATTTTAAAATTACTAAAAAGCGATTATTTTAAATTACTAACTAATTTTTATACAACTAATTGAATAAAATTTTTCATCACTTAAAACGTTGATTTAAACTAAGATTGCTCCATATCTTAATATGAAGCAACCCGTTTAATCATTTCTTAATTACTTTACAGTAGTTGTAGCTACACTTGGTGTAGGTACTGAAATTGAATCAACTGCTGTAGTATCTATCATAACGATAGTGCTATCAACTGTAGGTACTGCTAATTCTTCTTGAGTTGCTGTTGCGCAGCTAGTTAAGAATAAAGCTGTAACTGCGATGATGATGAAATTTTTCATAGGTTTTTGTTTTTGTTTGTTTATTTTTATTAATTAATATACTGATAAATATGTGACGGGGCAAGTTTAAGTGTAATTTTTTCCAATGAATTTAACTGCTTCAATAGATTGTAGTAATGTTATATCAAAAAATTCTCTATAATTATTAGGTCTAAACTCTTTTAAGTGCTTATGTATTTCACTTTCTAATTCAAGACCATTATTACATCTAAATATATATTCCAATTTAAATGGGGTAGGCACACCCGTTGCTTTAGATAAATCTTTAACTCGAATACCTATATCCTTTCGTGTATAACCTATTTTTAATAGACCTGGAAATGAAGGATTTGATAGAATATAAATAAACTCATTACCTGTACCATCAGTTGGAACTGTCTTTTTAAGTCGCTTAGTAAAATAATTTACATCTTCCCAACCCTCAGAAGCTGGGTAGTTAGGGTGTTCTGATGGTGTAAATGTAAAGAAACGTGCTTCACTATTTTTGAAATCCTCTTTTGTTGAAATATACTGCTGTGATTCTTCTACAGTTATTCGTGTTAATGTTACTTGATTTTCCATAACCTTATGCTAAAATATTTTTGTGAAATTCATTTAATGATTCAAAACCTTTTTCACTAATTCTATCTAATACATCATCAGTAGTAAAGTTATTTAAAAATATTGATTTAATAATACTAGTAGCTTTTTCTCTTGGTGTTTTAAATTCTGGGAAACAATCTTTAACTAATTCTTTTGTTAATTCATCTAAATCATCATCATTCTCTAATTTAAGTAATAACTCATCTAAATTATCCATTTCAAAAAACTCATTAATAATATTTGTTATTTTAAATTTAACACCTACATCTGTTAATTCTTTATTCACCGTAACTAAATCATTTTTACTAATAAATAAAATCGCTTCAGTATCAGAAACTTCAATTTCAACAAAATTATCAACTAACTTATTATCAATATCTAATTCTGCAGTATTACGTCTAATTTCGTCTAATTCTTCTTCTGTATTTAATGCTACTACACGTACAATTGTATATGGGTTTAAATTAGCTTTAATTAATTTATTTAAATCTCTCGCTTCCATGATATTCGTTTTAATTGGTTGATTAAATATACGTTTAAGGATTGTGTAAGCCCGACAAAGAAAGCCAATCTTTCGATTGGCCTTACTTTAATATAATTTTTAATTATTCTTTTGGTTTACCACCTGTTCTACCTTGTAATCCTTTTTCTTTAGAATTATATATTAATACACCCTTAGAAACTCCAAAATCACCTTCGTAGTTATCTTCTTTTTTAGCACGAGCTAATGCATCTTCTTTACTTGCTTTCTTAGTAGCTTTAGCAGCCATTTCATCGTATTGCTTTTCTAATCTAGCTTTACCTTCTGGATTTTCTTTTTTCTTAAATAAACCAAAAATCTCATTAATTTCAGTTTCGCCAATTTCGT